CGAGATGAACGGCCCGACTTGGCTGAAAAGGTTCTGCCGACATGCATCCAATACTTGGATCAAGTTCGCAAGCCCGAGTGGCCAATGTCTCAGTCCGCCCATCTCGCGCACGATCCTGCCTTCAGGGAAGTGGCAGATTACCTTCTGCTGTCAGTTGTAGACCTGCTTCGTGGTCAGGGCTACGCGGTAGACAAGTACGACTTCTACCTCTCCGGCCTTTGGGCGCAGGAGATCAATCGAGGCGGCGGCACCAACGTGCATGTCCACAAGAACAGCCAGATGTGCGGTTGGTTCTTCCTCGAAACCCCACAGGGTGGTGCGTACCCGATCTACCACGACACCCGCATGAACAAGTCCATGATCGAACTGGACTTCGCGCAGGGCGAAGAGGTCAGCAACGCCACCAACATCATCCACTTCAACAACATGAAGCCTGGAACGGTGATGTTCGCAAACTCGTGGATGCAGCATCAACTGACCGGCAGCAACGCCGACACCCCGACGCGGTGCATTCACTTCATCGTGTCCCACAAGGAGCGCCCGTGCAGCATGTGCTGACGCCTTACGCCACAGCCATCGAACCTTTTGTTTGGTGGGAGGGTGGGTTTACGGAGCAGGAACTGAACTGGCTCCAAGAGCAGGCGCAGAAGGCCGAGCAGCGGGCGCAAGCCGGTGGCATGAAGAGTGAAGAGGAACTGAAGCAGGTTCGTCGGTCGCATGTATCTTGGTTGGAAAAGAATCAGGACACGGCTTGGGTGTTTCAGAAACTGGGGCACATCGCCTCATCACTAAACGCTCAATACTTCCGGTTCGATCTGACGGGTTTTGGCGAGCCCATTCAGTTGACCAACTACGATCAATCAGAACATGGGATGTACGGATGGCACGTGGACTATGGGGGCAAGGTCGGCCCGAGCCGCAAACTCAGTCTGGTTCTTCAACTGAGCGACCCGAGCCAGTACGAGGGGGGAAACCTCCAAGTGGCTACTGGTGGTCAGCCGCAAACCGTTCGCAAACAGCGGGGTCTGGTGGCAGCGTTCCCTTCGTATGTACTCCACCAAGTAACCCCCGTGACAAGCGGTAACCGCCAATCTCTTGTGGCTTGGATTTCTGGGCCTGCATTCCGATGAACGCCGAATACAAAGACTTCATCGCCATCTACCGGGATGTATACCCGGAGGGGTATTGCCAACACCTGATCAAAGAGTTTGATCGTCTGGTGGAGTCTGGCGCGGGCACTAACCGTCAGCGCGGCGAAGGTGCGCCCAAGCATCGCAAAAACGACATGCAGTTGGGTTTGAACTTTGGTGTTCACTCTGCCCAAGATTTCAATGGCACTCCGGCTACCCGGATGTTCTTCGATGGTCTTCAACAATGCTATGACCATTACACAGAAGAGTTTTCATCTCTCAAAGATGGGAACATCCGCGCTACCGCCATGAAGATGCAGCGCACCGATCCTGGTGGCGGATACCATGTGTGGCACGCAGAGCAGGGCAACAAGGAACACGCAGAGCGCGTCCTTGTGTACATGCTGTACTTGAATGATCTTGGTGAGCAGGATGGCGGTGAAACCGAGTTTTTGTATCAGCGTCTTCGGTTGCGCCCAGAAGCCAATACTATGATTGTTTGGCCCGCCGCATATACGCACACACATCGCGGCAATACTGTGCTTGGCAACCAGTCAAAGTACATTGTGACGGGGTGGTTTTACTATGACTGACGCTGAACACTTTGAGAAGCATGGCTGCGTTCTCGTCAAAAACTTTATTGACGAGAAAACTATTTCTGTTGTTTCTCAATACTTTGAGAACAAAATCCGTCGTGGTGAGTGGACAGAAGTTTCAGATAAAGGCGATCCAACTTCCCGCTTTGCTTACTATGCCGATCCGTTGATTGAGATTATTCTTCAGACAAGTAAAGAGGCTGTTGAAGATGCAACGGGTAAGGAATTGATGCCGACCTATTCATACTCTCGCATATATCAAGCGGGAGAAAGACTTTATCCGCATGTAGATCGCCCTGCATGCGAAATTAGTGTGACAGTCAATGTTGCCACTAAGGGTAGGTTTTCTCCAATCTATACCCAGTACGGTCAAAACGACCCAGAGAAACATGTGTTAAACCCTGGAGATGCCGTAATCTACATGGGCTGCGATGTCATGCACTGGCGTCAACCACTCAAGGAAGATCAGTTGAATGTTCAGTTCATGCTGCACTATGTAGACAAGAATGGACCGAACGCAGAGTACGCTAAGGATAAGCGGCCGGCGTATGGGTTTGACTCTAACAAAGGGAGCAATTAAATGCCCGCAGGAACCCCTAAAGTTGCATTATTTGGCGGCAAAACCGTTGTTCCTGGCGGTTGCCAAACATTTAATGCCCCTGGCACATTTACTGTGCCAACAGGAATTTCAGTTATAAGCGTTTCTGGTAAAGGTGGCGCCGGTAATGCGGGCAATTCTGGCAATCCTGGCGGAGATGGTGCCGGGGGTGGTGGAGGATTTGGTGGTGTAGCCGGTTATTACGCTTGTTATTGTCCTGCTAATGGTTATCAGAATACAGTTACTCCGAGAAACGGCGGCAACATGGGTACCGGTGGCGGTGGGGCTCAGTTTGGCGGGGCAACCGGAACTTCTGGAAATGCAGGGGCTTCTGGGAATACTGGACCTGCTTCTTCTGCATTTGGATACAATTTTTCTGGGGGCGCTGGAGGAAATGGAGGAAACGCAGGAAGCGGCGGGGCTGGAGGCTGTTATGGAGGAAGTGGAACCGATGGACGAGGGTATTGCGGCGGTCCTCTTGCGGGAACAAGAGTTCAAGGTGTCGGCGGAGGCCCATACGGATTTGGAGGAGCGGGTGCTTGTGGATCGTTTCCCTCACACAGTGGCGGCGGTGGCGGCGGCGCAGGAGTTACCAATGCGGGATGTGCGGCTCCAAATACTAAGTTTGGATGCAATATCCCGGGTGGTTGCGGCGGCAATCCCGGCGGCGGAGCGGGTGCGGCGGGCCGTACGGGTACAAACAATGGAGCCTCTGGCTCTCCGGCTAATCAGTTTAGAGCCGGTGGCGGCGGTGGCGGCGGCGCGTTTTTTGGCGGAAGTCCATTAGCGGCTGCAGGTGGTGGCGGAGGTGGCGGCGGCCGAGGGGGCGCTGGTAATTCGGGCGGGGCAGGAAATTCAGGCTCAAACGCAAACCCAAGTACACAGAACTCAGTGCCTGTAACTCCTGGTGGGTCATATCCAATATCTGTTGGGTCACCGGGCGGTCAAGTAACTATCTCATGGAATCCGCAATGAAGAAGGAACTTCAGCGTCGCGCCGAACTTAATCATCTTGCCGAAGCGGCAAACCGCGCTCGGTCGTTCACCATTGGTACTTGCTTTGGTGGAACAGTTGAAGTATCCATGCGTCGTTCAGATGGTTCTACCACTTTTGCAATTCTTCAGCCAGTAGAAGTGACGGAGATGATCCATCAACTTGCCGCAAGTATTGGGTGTCATATTCACATTCAACCGCGCCGAGACTTTGCCAGTTGGCGCGATTGGAAATACACGGAAGCAGAACTCGCGCATTACCGAGGTGTTCAGTCTCTTCCCGGAGTAGGGCATCCCCCGCATCCAAATGACATGGCTCCGCTGCAAAATAAAGGTCAGGTGCTTCCTGCGCCCGAGCAGCAGCCCGGACTTCAACCCGCCATGATGGCAAGGAGTAATGAAAATGAGCAAACTCTGGCAACTCAAAAAACTGTCGGACGGAAGCGCACTAAGCGAGCCGCAACCGCTCCCTGAAAACTGGGGGCCGATCTTCGGTCTTCATGGCTTCATCGACCAGATCGGTGACCTGTCGTGGTTGGGGGAGTCCTACAACGATCAGGGGTGGGTTGAGGTTGGCGATGCGCCTACCGGGCCCGTTACTTCGTCTGCTGCCGAACTTGCGTGGGATCGCGCCAAGAAGATGTTGGCTGAGTCCGATTGGGCGGTTCTGCCGGATGTGCCCATGACTGCCGGTGACCGTGCGCTGTGGATTGAGTATCGCCGCGCCCTGCGCGAGATTCGCCTTCAGCCTGGGTTCCCGGACAACATTCAGTGGCCTGTTCGCCCTGAGTGAACAAGTACACGATCCGGTTCAATAAGTCACGCGGACAACCGGGTCGTGGCTCCATGCTTCATGTCTGGCGCGTGTTTGAGGGCAACAGAGAAATCCTTGCCAAACATGTGCGGATTGAAACAAGATCATGGACTGAACTGGACGCAAACGGGCAGGACTACAACATCGCATGCCGTGGTGTGATGCAGTTCTACGAAGACACAGACACGGTGGTGATTGTTGAGTAATCATGGAACCCATAACCGGCATTCTTGCGGCAGTCTCAGCAGCGAATGCCGCGTTTGGGGCTGTTAAGAAACTCGTCGCCACGGGCCGCGAGATACAGGACGTTGCTGGTCAGATCGGCAAGTGGTACGGAGCCTTTGGGGACTTCAACCGCCTTGCCAACGAGAAGGCCAACAAGAAGCCCTCGGTCTTCAAGCGGCTGCTGCACGACGACAGCATCGAGCAGGAAGCCTTGCAGATCACGATGCACAAGCAGGCGCTGATCAAGCAGGAGTACGAACTCAAGATTCTGATCGTCGATCACTAAGGTGAGAGCGTCTACAACGAGATGATCATGGAGCGCATCCGGCTGAAGAAGGAGCGCGAGAAGAAGGAGCGTGAGCACCGCCTGCGGCAGCAGGAGTTCATGCTTA